CCAACAGTCTCTGAACTTCAATAGTGGTAAATTCTTTTCCTTTTTTCCATTCTTCCCAGTTAATAATATCTCGGTATAAATATTCACTAATACTACGGCCTTGTTTAGTTTCAAAATAAAGTCCTCGTTTTTTAAGATCTCTAATAATAGGTTTAAGAAGATCATTGGTTCGAGCGAGAATATACCAATCTCCTTCCTGCATATTAATAGGATCAATAGAAAAGAAGGTTTTAATATTTCCGTCTTCGGACTTCGGTGTATTCCATGGTTTTTCTAGTCTTCCTAACTTAATATTATCTAATCGCAGAAGAGCTCGTGCATGTATTGCTCTAGGAACTCGTTTAGATTGTTTGAGAGGTATTTCAACTGCATCAAATTTAATAAAAGAATCAACATCAGCTCCGGCCCAGCCAAAAATAGCCTGGTCATCATCGCCGGCAATATAAATATCTTTCGTATGATTCTGTAAAAGTTTTATCATTTTCCATTGGATAAGAGAAAGATCCTGGGCTTCATCAATAAAAATAACATCAAACTCAGGACATTTAGCTCCTGGTAATTGAATCTCGCTCATAAATTTTTCAATCATGTCATTGTAATCAATGAGCCCATAGCTACTTTTGTAATCATCAATATGTTTTGAGACAATTTCAATTTTGTCTCTTTCTATTTTTCCAAGATGTTCATTGCGATCGAGTTGATCTAGAACACTAATATTTCTGACTTGGGCTAGATTAATAAGATTTAAATATTCACTGTTAGAAGTAAAAATTCCATTGAAGTCGTTTTTTTCATAGGCAGCATATTTGATTCTCAGTCCACATTTTTCTCCTATGATTTTATAATGTTCTTCTTGCATTACATTTTCTTCTTTGAGTCCTAGATATCTGAAAGCAAAAGAATGTAATGTTCTAAAATGTTTTATATCTTTTTTACCTAAATTAGGAAAAGCTTCTAGAAACCTGTCTCTGGCCTCATGAGCTGCTTTACGTGTAAACGCAAAATATCCAATGCGATCGAGAGGAATGCCTTTATTTTTATACTCAATGACTTTGTCTAGTAGCGTTTGTGTTTTTCCGGTTCCTGGAGGGCCGATGACTTTATGATTCATTAGAAGTTGGGCTCCTTTTGTTTAGATTTTTTATATTCAATTTGATCTACTTTCATTTGTTTGAGCTTCACTACTTTATGAGTCTTTTTATTAATGCTAAAAGAATGATCAAACGTTGCTCCTAGTTCTTGTTTCATAATAATTCCTGTATCTCGAGCATCTAATTTCCATTTAAGAGGAAGCGTTTCAAAAAAAGAAGAAAAAATAAAATAATGAAAACCGTCGCCACTCCAACATAAGCCTCCACGAATATCACTTCTTTCTTTAGCTTGAGCAGAATTAACACAATAGTCGTAAAGATGTTGATACAATTGATCTTTAATATCGGTTCCGGGGGCTGGATGAATAGTGACACAACCTTTTGTTACTTGATTAAGAAAAGCTCTAAATGCTCCAGAAGATAAAGGATCGGGATAAAAATCGGCTCGTAACCAAATTAAATCTAAAAGAAACTTTTGAGTTGTAAAGATTCCAGGATTGGATGCTTCACATTGAACTGGTTTTCCATCCGGTTTTTCCACCATGAATCGAATTCTCGGAGTAGTACTCATAATCTTTTGTAAACCAGAAATAAGAGGAAAAATAGAATTAGCATCTGATTTAATTCCAAATTTTCTTTTAACGCAAATATGTTTCAAACATACAGGTTCCAAAATTTCATCAGTGCAGGTATGTCCAGCTGTATCTTTACTCCAGGCTTTGATTTTGTCATTAATTTCTTTGAGAGACCAAGGTTTTGTAAAATATTTATTGGCTTCATTAACTTTATCTGGCCACTGGTCTTTATATTTTTTCTTGGCAAAAACCATATAATTATACATAAAACGATCTCTGCCATCTCCTAGTTTAGTTTTAGACAGTCGTTGCAAACAACACGGTCCATCTTCAAATTCAGGATCTCCTCCTTTTAAAACTTCTTCTTCACATCGTGTGATGAGTTTTTCTAATTCTTCAGGATTGAATTGAGATTCTTTGGCTCTTTTAATGAATTGTTCTAGAGATAAAGACTTATTGTTTTTGTCAAGAGCATAACGAGTTGTTTCTTTTTCCTTTTGATAAGGAAGATTAATAAAATTTCCTGATATATTTCCGTGTTCATCAGGTTCTAGTTCAACTTGTTTAGGATAAATTTCAGTGGTTCTTTTTAGTTCAAGAGGTAAAAGTAAAGAAGCTAATGAATCTCGCATAGTTTGAGCGGCGATGGCTGCTTTCAAAAATAAATAAAGATGTAATCCACCACTTTTTGATAGGCATGCAATCAGTGGAAGTTTATATTTCTCTATATAAGAGAGTAAAATGGGTATATTAAATTCTTTGTAATTTTTAGGATCTACATCGATGCACCCAAAAGATGCTTTTCCATCTTTAGTACAAGGTTGAATTCCTATTGATATTTTGCCGTCTAAATGTTGTTTGTAATGAAAAGGAGTGACTGATTCTTGAGCCCACATGTAGTGGGGTTTGATCTTATTTCTTTCTTCATCGAACTCGACTTTGGACATATCGGCTTTGCCAAAGTTTTCTTGGAGTCCAGAAAATAATTTTACAAATTCATCTATCATACATCCCTTTAAGCGGGGCGGTTTAACTCTCGCGCTGCCGCCCCTAGATTCACTCGAAGTGAAACTTAGAAATTTATGTCGTCTTTCTTAGCTGCTTTAGCTTGCACACTTTTTAAAGAAGCGTGAAAAGCTTTAGCGTGCTGATAAAGATCTACATTATCTACTTTTCTTAAAAGTTTTACAGCGTAACCATACCAAGTAAAATTACCTGATATTTCTACTGACCGTAATTGATAGATGTGACTAAAAGAAGGCGGATTGAAAGTACCATTTTTACCTTTTTCATGGATACTTTTCATCATTGCATTCCATCCTCGACTTACTTTACGCTGAGTAGACTTCATCGCTATTAAGGCTTTATCAGATCCATTATCCGTTAGGATTATGACAAAATGATTTGCTGTTGTAATAATGATGTTACCATTTTGAAGAACATCTTTACCAGATGCATCCTTCTTTGTTTGAGAAAGAATTTCAGGACCTCTATCCGGTGATACCGGACGACCTTCTTTTCTTTCAAATGGTGCCCATTCAGGAAATGTGAGTTTATAATAGCATGGAATTACTTCTATGCCTTTTGCTCCATCGTACAGTTTCTTGGTAACTGTATTATAGAACATTCCTGGTTCAGCTCCGTCGACATACGAAGCATGTTTTTTCTTCGTTTCGTCAGAACTGTTTTGAAGTAGTTTTAGGAATGGTAGAGCCAAATCATCTTGGTCCATATTCTCTAAACCTAACTTCGCATCTGCTTCAAACAATGAAGTAGATGGTACTGCTGCTTGTTTCTTTGTAATGATGTCTCTTGATTCTTGAGGCATGTTTATTTACTCCTTATTTTTGTTTGATTTCCTACAAACGTGTTGAACAAATCAGAGGGCATCTCTTTACCTGCTTCAGTGCGCTCTCTGAGTAATGCTTTTAAAGTCATCGGTTCTACCTTTAGTTTTTGTGCAGGTTGGTAGCCTTGACTTTGTGCAAGCCGAGCATAATCGCCCGCCTTGTTATCTTCGTTACGACCAAAGGAAACGGTGATTTCATTTTTAATGATATCGCCTAGGTCGTTATTTCGAAGCCAGTTAAATGCTGCTTCTCGTTTTTCTACGGGTATAGAAGCACCATAAATTTTTTTAATTTCCACAGAAGAACCGTCTGAGAGTTTTAAAGAAGATAAAGACATTTCACCCATAAGAGTGGGAATGACTTCAACTGAAATTTTTTCAGCTGTTTCCTTTAAACTTTTTAGATCTTGTTCTTTTGCTTTAATATTTTTTTCTAACTGCTGAAGTTTAATTACTTCATTAGAAAGATTCGCTATATTGTCTATTTCATTGATGGCTAAAGATTGATCCTCTTCCATCAGTTCATTTAATTTATTCATCGACTTCTCCTTTCTCGTATAAGTTAATCGAAATGGGATAATACATTCTTTCTTGTCGGTCCCATTTTAATAAAGTGTATTTACCATGGGTT